TGTGTATACGCACGTGTACACGTGAGTTCACCAGATTAACTCTGAGACATCTTGCAGCTCTTATTTAATATTCTTATTATCTCACAAGTTGTTTTCTCTGATATATCTTAGAATAATTCTTAATACATTCGCAAATCTCAAAATTGCTTCAAAATTTTTTCTCAAAATGTACCCAAAAGAGTTTACATTTGAGAAAAAATGTGATATAATATAATCAAGATAAAATATTGCCGAGTCGCCAAGTGGTTAAGGCATTGGACTTTGACTCCATCACACATACGTTCAAATCGTATCTCGGCAGCCATTGTCCAGACGGTTCGAGTCCGTCCACTGATTAGAAGGAACGCTAATTATAATGGCTATGGACACGTGCTTCAGTGGCTCAATGGCAGAGCAGGTGATTTGTAATCATCAGATTGCAGGTTCGACTCCTGTCTGAAGCTCCATCCCCGTGAGATGAGGCGTGATTTGCTTGAATACTCCGGCAAACAATGCCAAGAGTCTCTAAGAATAAGAACCGCTGGCAATTTGGGAGCCTGACCTTTTGTATCAGCATTTTCGCCAGAGAAAATGGATTGACGACCTGCAAAGACAAGTGACTGTTCGGAGAGACGAACATATATTTGAGTAAAGGAGGTTGTCATGGCTCGTACACCTGTCAAGAAAAAACAGCAAGAACTCGCAGCACAAGAACGTGCTTTGCAAATTGCTCAAGACAATGTCAATCAAATCGAGCTTGCATATAAGCAAGAGCTTGAAACGAACCCTGACTTCTCTCTTGTTGTTGACCCGCTCAACAAATATAATTTACCCGTCAAGACAAAAGAGTTCGTCAGGCATTACATTGAACATCGCAACATTGCAACAGCTGCAGTATTTTGTCACATTGAAAATGATGAAGCACTTGAGATTTTTACATCATTCCCAGTTCAACAAGAGATTAGACGCATCTCTCGTGCATTGTATCATCGTCAATTCTCGAAAAAGATGATGTCGCTTAACGAGATAGGCGGTTATCTCACATCGCTTATTGAGGACAGCGAAATTCCTGCCGCTGACAGATTATCGACTCGCGATAAGCTTGCAGTAATACGCATGCTTATTGAGCTCAATCAAATGAAGCTCGCATCGATGGGCGACCCGTCTGTGTTGATGATGCGTGATGTGAATATTCTCGTCAAAGATTTGAGTGTGGGGGCAATTAAAGCATTGCTCGAACAAAGCAAACCTTCGACTCCGCCAAATCGTGACATCGTAACTGCAACAAACACGATGCGAATTCAGAATTCTGAACCGGTTCTTACACCTGAAGAGGCTGCATACATTGAGTCTCTTCCTGCAGATGAAGCACTTGCTCTGCTTAACGAGCAATACAAATAAAGGAGGCACCAAATGAACAAGCAAATTTACAAAATCGCCGGCGTAACAGAAAACGACTTCAAAACTTGGTGCAAAGATACCGGGCGAAAGGCGTACAAGCCTGAAAGCAAAACGGAGTTCTTTGCTCGTCTTGCTGACGGTCGTCTCATACGTGACGAAAAAACGCACAAGCTTATCACTAAACGTAGGAGCAAATAATCATGGCCAACACGGAGACGAACGATATGAAAGTTCAAGCATCACAATTTTTCACTCTCAAAATTTATTTGCATCGACGCAGACGCCCGATAGAACTCGACGGCTTGACGCAAGACGAAGTGAATAACTTCAACGCAAATGCAACCGCAAAGATGTTCGTTAAGTATGGGCCTGTGTTGATTAGAACTGAAGCAATCGACTACGTCGTAATTATACCCTCTCACTAAGCCGAGTATTTCAAGTCGAGATACTCGGCTTTGTCATCTCAAAAATTTAGTAACTTTCCGAAAAATTTTTTGAAAAAAGTACTCAAAAGTAGTTTACTTTTCGTTTCAGATGTGATATAATATAATCAAGATAAAACAAGGAGGACCATACAAATGGCAGACATCTACACGATTGATGCTACGGGCGGTAAGTTCACGCAAAAGCGTTTCAACGAATTCTGTTCGTACATCAAAACGGAGAACGAACTCGTACATATCGTCGTCGATGATATCGATGAGTGCGTTCCCTACAATCAGCTCAGGGCGTTGCTTGAAACGAAAGAGCTTGCCGAGATTTTTGAGAGCAAACCGAACGATATATGTTCGTTTGCTTGCGAAGATGCGGCGCTTATTGTTGATACAAACGACGTAACCTGGTGGCAGAAACAAAAGGACGGCAAGTTCGTCAGGACCGAAAAGCTTTTCTCCGAGGTGCAAATTAACATTGCGTCTCAACCCAAAGAAAAGAAAGAAAAGACTACAAGTTCCGCGACAAGCCGTTCTCGTACTCTCAAAATCGCAGCAGGCGTTCAAGAGGGCGCCGACATCAACGAGCTTGAGCTCTTTGAAGGCGACAACAAGTCTTGTGTTGCGTTCATCAACGAATACTTCGCAAAAATGAATATTCGTTCGAGGTTCGATGAAAACAAGACTGTGAAGTTCGTTGTCGATTATCATGACGACGAGGAGCTTTGCATTTCGACAAACTGGAAGACAATCGACGAACTCGAACTTGAAGGCGTGGTGCAGATCGTATGAAACTTTCACACTCAAAACTCGCAAAGATAATGTCTTGTCCTATGAGCTATCGACTTACTTACGAGCTTGGCATTTGGACGAAAGTCGAAAAGCCTGCTCTGAGTATTGGCTCAGCAGTTCATTGGGGCATCGAACACAACACATGCGACTTAAGCTCGTACTTCAAAGAGCAAGGCACCTTCAAGCAGGGCGACACATACACAAGAGAGCAGCTCTTGTCGGAAGCGATGGTGTACGGGTATCTCAAGCACAAAGACGAGATATTCGAACAAATTCTTGTCGACCCCGACAATCCGGACGAAAAGCTCGTTTTGGAAGACGAAACGCATGAGCTTTACGTGACGGGCAAGCTCAAGTCGTTCTTGCAAAATCAGGACCATCACGATTTTGTGGGCATAGTCGACCTGTTGTTGCTCACAAACAAAGGGTTCGTCGTAATCGACTATAAAACATCGACGTACGAACCTGACTGGGACGGTTATCTTGACCAAATTTATCGCTACATCTTCATGTTGCAGTCCGAGTTTCCGGACGTTCCGGTCGTAAAGGTCGGCATCATCAACATCAAGAAGACGGCGATACGTCAAAAGAAAATGGAGAACGAGTCCGAGTTCTTCAATCGAATGAAGTTCGAGTACGAAATCAATACGGAGAATTACGTGAACTATCACGAGTTTCCGAAGAAAGACATTGACGAACGTTTGCTCAATTCGTACATCGAGAATTTATCTGTCATGGCGGACGCGGCTCAGACAATCGTCGATAACAAATTGTTCTTCATCAACTTCTCAAACGCAAAGACGTCGTACGGTAAGTCGGACTTCTACGACATATTCTATCACACGCCGAATGCGTACGTGTTGTACGCTATCACCGATTTTGTCTGGGACGAAGATGAAAGATTATTCAGCGACAAGCGTGATTGCATTGAACTCGATATGAGATGTGCCGATGCAGATTATGCAAAAGTTCTGAATAAATATTCATTGTTCGAACCCTTGTACATCGAGTATTTTAAGGACAAAATCGCGGACGAAACAACACTCATGCAATTCGTTGAATATCTTCGTTCGCAATATTACATCGACGACGACTTGATTTTGCTTTATCTCAAGACGCTTAATATGAAGCAAAAGGTCGTTAAAGCGTTCGGCTGCGTGAATGTCAACGAAAAGTACGACAATCCGTTGTACTCATTCAATCAAGAAAAGGAGGTAGAAAACGATGGCACGGAAACCGAAACCGAAGCTTCCGCTGGCGAATAACTGTCGAGCTTTGAGCAAAGACGAACTTTCGTTCATGAACGCGAAGTACGAATTTTGGATTGACGGCGACAATGTGTGCGTTCGATGTACGAATAGAGCTCGTATCACGTATCATCCGAAGAACGAAAAGTTCAGCATCAACATCAAGCGCGTTCGTAAAATCACATACAACGTCGTTGCAATCGAAATGTTCGAACGCTTTCAAGCCAACGATGCTCGCAAAAAGTATTCGTTAACGGACATCCAAAACGCGCTCAACATCTTGCGCATTACCTATCAGCCGATAGATGAAGAGCATGTGTTGACATTGCTCAGTAAATAACAAGATAAAGGAGAACCTATATGAAACGTATCAAGATGCTTCTCTACGGAGAGCCCGGCGTAGGCAAGTCTGTGTTTGCCTTGAAAGCGCCGAAACCGTTCTTTGTCTGCACAGACGGGAACTATGAATGGCTGGACGAGTTCGGTGCAGACCCGAACGCGCATAAAAATGTATCGTCCTGGGCCGACATGAAGGACGTTTTGGAGTCCGACTTTGACGGTTACGAAACCGTTGTGGTTGACTTGCTCGAAGACGGCTTCAAATGGTGCGAGCAGGAGTACTGTGTTCGTAACAAAATCGAGCATGTCTCGGACGTTGGTTACGGCAAAGCGTACGACGCAACGAGGAACGAGTTCTTCATCACCATCTCGAAGCTGCTTTCGATGGACAAGCACGTCATTCTCATTTGCCACGGCATTACGTTCACAACGAAAGACCGCCGCGGTGTTGAGCATACTCGTTATGCGCCCAGCTCGCGTATTCCGGACAAAGTGCTCGACATGATTGAAGGCAGAGTTCGTTACTGCCTGAGATGTTATACGGCAGCGGAAGAAGAGCCCGACGGAAAAATCACGAAAAAACGCTTCCTCTCGCTCGTTCCGAAAGAGAACGAGTTCGGAATTATCAGAGGAGTCGATGAAAATGTAATTCCTCATGATATTCCGCTCGATTTCGACGAATTCGCAAGAGCAATCAAACTCAATCTCGACATTCCGGCGCCGGCAAAAACTTCCGCACCTGCTCAGACAAAACAGAAACCCGCAAAAGCAGAACCTGCACCTGCTCCCGCACCTGCCGAAGAGACAAAACCCGAAGAAACTTCTGCGCCCGAAACCGCAGCATCGCTTGATATGAAAGCAAAGCTTGCGGCGCTTAAGGCGAAAAAAGCAAACCTCGACAACGCAACACAGGCGACACCTGTTGCAGAACCTCAGCCTGCACCGAAACAGGAAACGCCGGTCGCTACGGGCGATGTCACAACTCAGCCCGATGTTGAAGTAAAGGTAAGTGAAAACGCACCTTACGAAGACAACAACATTCCTCAGACTCCCGCTGCAGAGTCTGCACAGGAAACAGTCACGGTTCAGCCGGATGATAAGCTTGCAGCAATCAAAGCAAAATTAGCCGCAATGAAGGCGAAAAAATAAGGAGAACTCAAAATGGCAAACAACGAAAAAGACATGAAGAACCTGTTCAATCAACTCGACGAACTGCTCGGCGCATCCGACATTAAAGACGTAAGCGCCGAAAGTTCCGGCTTCGCGCAGCTCAAAAACGGGTATTATCTCTGTGAAGTCAAGAAAGCGGAGCTCAAACCGAGCAAATCGAGCGGAAAGCTTATGGTCGCATTCCAGCTCAAAGTCGTCGAAGACGGCACGGACTTTACGTTCGACGCAAAATCGAGACCGACGCCGGTTACGCTCAAGGGTACGAAAAATCGCACGATTTTCAAGTACTTCCCGTTCAGCGACGAGAACTCCGTACGGCGCTTTGTTGCAGACATGCTCAAATTCGAGGGCGACGAACCCGGCGTTCCTCTTCTGACGAAGGAGTACTTTACGAACTCCGAACTCATCGAAGACGCGCTCGAGGTTCTTACCGGCATGAACATCTACGTGCACAACGACGTTTCGACAAAAGACGACGGCACCGAAAGTGCATGGGTCAACTTCGTCAGCTGGGCAGCCGCGGCAAAGCTCGGATTGAAGGTGTAACGCATGAGTGCTATCGATACATTAGAGTCGATAGTCAATTGCGAGCTCGTTAACTACGACTTCAGATATTGCTTCGTAAACCGTTCGAAAATTCCATACAAACCGGACGGTTTCGAAGCAAGAACTGATGTTGTGACAGACTTTGTAAAGCTTGAGGAATTGATGGAGTCGCCGATGTTGACTCGAAAAAGAATTGTCGGCATCGGCATCTCAATTCAAGCAAGTAAAGTGTGTGCGATAGACGTTGATGGTTGCTTTGCAGAACCGTTCAATTTTGACACAATCGATGAACGAGGACGTGAAGTGTTGGACTTATTCGAAGACGTAGCGTATTGTGAGTTTAGCTTTTCGGGCAAAGGAATGCGAGTACTTTTCTTGCATGATTTGATTGAGAATTACACTGACACATACTACATCAAAAATTCGAAGATCGACATTGAATACTATCAGCCGTCAAAGTCAAATCGATTTGTGACTGTAACCGGTCGTTACATAAGCAACAATCCGATACAACACACTGCAGGCACAGATGTTGCGCTCAATCAATTCCTCGAACGCTTTATGGTTCGCCCGCCAAAGCCTCAAACCCAATCGCTTGTAGCAGATGACAACATCGACTTTGAGGAGGCGGTCAATAAAACTGCTCGACTCTACATTACAAACTCAAAATTCCAGTCTTTGTGGTTCTCGAAAGCTCCGGGCGCAGGACGAGATGAGAGCGAACGAGATTATCAAATCGTTGCAATGCTTTACGAGAACGTGACGACGGACGAAGATATGATAAGACAGTTGTTCGAAACGTCGCCGTATTTTCAGAGCAAAGACGAAGACCACTTGCGAAAGTGGATGAACAATGACTACAGGTACCTCAAGTACATGTATTCACATTTAAGATAAAGGAGAACAAATCATGAAAGAACTCAATCAAGAGCAGAAAAAACGGTTGAAGATTGGCTCGATGTTCGGCATCGGTGGACTCATCGGACTCATCGTAACAATCGTTTGTTTCGTCATTCGTGCCTCGAAAGTGAGTCAGCTTGATGCACTCGTAAAAGGGACGTATGAGTATCAAACAAATCATGTCGCACTTGAGTCCGCGATTTCGACAAGCACGATATTCGGTGTCGTGTTTCTCATTATCACAATAGCTTGTGTTGCGATGGCTGTGTTTGCGCTTTATAAGGCAGGCATTTTCAATAAGGAGGAGACAAAATGAAAATCTATTTTGCAGGCGGCTGGTTCAGTCCGGCTCAGGAAGAAGAACATACTCGCATAGGAAACTTCCTCGAACGTCGCAAAAATCTCGAGGTCTTCAATCCCAGAACCGCTGGTGGAGACTTCAAAGTCGGTAAAGAGACCGACCACATGACTCAGGTCTTGCTCAACAACTGCAAGGCGATTGACGAGGCGGACTTGGTTGTTGCAATCACCGACTACAAAGACATGGGCACGCTTTGGGAATGCGGTTATGCGTACGCAAAGCAAAAGCCCGTAATTTACTACTGCGAAACACTCGGCGATAAGCCGTTCAATTTGATGCTCGCTAAAACGGGCAGAGTTGCAAGAGATATCGATGAGCTTGAAAATTTGCTCGTCGATAAAGACTCTTACGTGTTCAAGCAGGTACACTCTTTCGATGGGCTGGTGGAATGATGGACGAATTATTCTTCAGCAAAGAAAAGCTCCTCGAAATGTACAAGCTCAAGAACATTACGAGGTACAATCACAGAACACGACTGAAAGATGAGAGCGTCGCGGAGCATTCGTTTTTTACGACGCTCATTACACTCGAATTGTGCAAACGATTTGAACTCGATAATGAGTCGATGCTTGCATGTATTCTCAAATCGTTGTTGCATGACATGCCTGAAACGGAACTCAACGACATCACATACGATGTAAAGGTCGCGCTCAATCTCTATCCGTTGCTCAAAGTTTACGAAGACAAGTACTTCGAAAAGCATTTTCCGGAACTCGCAAAACTGATGAACGATGAAAGCGAAAACACAGTAAATCTCATCGTAAAGTACGCAGACGCAATGTCTGTGTTGCAGTATGCGTATAACGAAATTGAACTCGGCAACGTAACATTCGAAACAATCAAAGACGAAACGCTTGAACGTCTCAAAACAATCGAGCAAAGACTTAAGGAGGTCATGAAAAAATGAAAAATCTCGCACCTTATTCGGCAGGCTACTCTGATGTCGACGTAAGCATTGTCGACTATGACAAAAATATCGCAAGACATGCGTGGAACTGCTACAGAATGACTTGGCGCGAATTGCAAGACGTCGAATACGACGTAAACGACAAACGTGTTCGTGAAGCAATTCGCAACATCATCGCATTCAAGGCGTTGCCTATGCCTCGTGAACAGGCACTTATGACGTTCAGAATTGACAACGCATCTCGTGTTTGTCTTGCGCAAATCACTCGTCAACGCAAAGCATGCTTTAACGTCGAGTCTCAGATGCCGCAGCCCGTTGGGCACAACGTCATTATTCCGCTCAACATCTGGCAGGACGAAAATCTGCGCAAAGAGGCCATCGAACTTTGCGAAGCCTCGCAAAACTTTTACAACAAGCTCGTCGACATGGGCATTCCGTATCAGGACGCTCGTTACATGCTCATTCACGGACAGACCACATCGTTTGTGTATGTCGTCGATATCAATACATTTTGTGGCTCGTTCGGTATGCGTTGTGAGAATAATCTGAGCGACGAAATCAATCTCGTCTACAGATTGTGTCTTCACAGAATGCTTGAACAACTCGAAGAAGATTACGAAAGCGGCGACATCGACGAGCTCACGTATTTGTTCTACAAGGACATTCTTGCCGGCTGTGACTGTCAAGGTGCAAAACAGAAAAAAGGCATGAACACAGATAAAGTGTTCGGCAACTCGTTTATGCGTTTCAACGATGCGAACGAAGAAGTTACGGCGGCAACCGTGAATTGTACTTGCGACTTCAAAAAGAGTGCGTGGTATGCCGAACTCATGCGTATGTATGACAACGAAGAATTTGAGCTCTTATTCCCGGGCGAAAAAGAGATGATTGAACGTTGGAAGGCGGGTATTTTCAATGAAACTTAAAGTCTTCAACATCGAACTCGACGGCATCGACAAATGCGGCAAAGACTCTGTCAGACCGTATGTGTTTTATCTCGAACCCGGAAAGTATTTGTGCAGAGCACGCGGTTTGATTTCGCAAATCGCGTATGCAAAGCTTTACAAACGGAACATCGAATGGGACGGCGCAGATTATGCAAAGAACACACTCTTTGTGTTGCTCGAAGTCGACAAACAGGATTGGGAAATTCGTTGCAAACTCACGAACGAACCGAACACGGGCTTCACATACGAAGAGATGACTCAAGCATTTAAGCTTGCGCTTTATGAGCTCAAAGAACGTTTCGACGTTCCGGAAAATCATATACTCGTGTTCAACACTTCGGAGTACACGCCGTATGCGATTGTCGACGAAATCAAGACACATCTTGAGTATCTGAACAATCAAAACTAAGTCACAGGTTTACTTCTGAGACACTTAATGAGAGGTCTAAATATTCCTATTACACCCTCATTAAAGTGTCTCAGAAGTTAAGCCAGATAAACAGGAGAACATCACAATGCCTACGTTTACTAAATCACAATACGAGCTCATATCAAGTATACTTTGGTGTTTACCCGAAGATATTTGTATATGTGACGATGCTGCAGGAGGTATGACGAATTCGAGTATTTTGATTGACGTAAAGTCAAAAAAGTACATAGTTCGACTTCCCGGCAAAGGTTCAAAAGAGCTCATCAATCGTGCGCAAGAGTATCGTGTCTACAACTTTTTGCACAATCTCGAGTACGACAATCTCACAGTTTTCATCTCGCCTGACGGCATGAAAATTACGAAGTACATCACAAACCCTCGTAATTGCGACCCGAACAAATCAACCGACGTTATGGCGTGCATGACAAAACTTCGTGAGTTTCACGAACTTGAGCTTAGACCGAACGTCGAGTACTTCTCGTTGACTGCCAACATCGATAGATACCGCGAGCTTGCAAAAATTCGCAATCACACTCCTCGAGTAAAATATGAAGAGGTGTACAATCGATGCTTGCAAATCGCTGCTTGGATTGAACGACTGCCTCGCAAGTGTTGTTTATGCCACATCGATGCAAACCCAGACAATATGATTTTCGCAGGCGCTTCGGGTATACCGATACTCATCGATTGGGAATACGCTGCTTTGCAAGACCCGCATCTCGACATTGCAATGTGGGCAGTGTATTGTAACTACTCGATTGTTGAGTTCAACACTCTGCTTTGCAACTACTTTGGCAAAGACATCGACGAGCAAACTCGATACAAGATTTACGGGTATGCTGCTCTTGCAGGAATGCTCTGGTATAACTGGTGCATTTACAAGCAAAATTGTGGCGTAACATACGGCGACTACACAAACAATCAATTTGAGTACGCCGACAAATACTCGGACATCGTGCTGCGATATATCAAAAACAAAGAATAATGCAATTGCCCGATAAGCTCGGGCTTTTGCTATCTCTTCATTCAAGTTCTTGAAAATATTTTTGAAAAGTTGTATCAAAGTAGTTTACTTTTGAGAAAAATTGTGATATAATAGAACTAAGATAAAGTAAGGAGGACCTTAAATGGTACATGAAATCAAGTCCGCAATAATTCTTGCGGCAGGTCGTGGTAAACGACTTGAAAACCTGACTGACGAACAACCCAAGCCTTTGTGCAAAGTACGAGGCGAAGTGTTGATTGAACGTCTTATCGAACAGCTTCAGGCTAAAGGCATCGACGATATTTATGTCGTTACAGGCTACAAGTACTGGATGTTCGATTATCTGAACGAAAAGTACGGCGTCACGCTTGTGTACAACAAGAAGTGGTTTTGTACGAACAACATCATCTCGTTCATTAAGGGCTATGAAGGACTTTCTCGTTGTTCAAAGTCGTATGGCACAGTTATGCTCGATGCAGACTTATACATCGAAGATGACAGTGTAATCGAAACGAAAATCGAACGTTCTGGGTATTATCTCGAATATTGCGAAGACGCTGAATGTTGCGCAAAAGAGTGGGTCGCAAATATCTTTGGCGCAGCAAGACGTAAAATTCATCGTGTCATAACAGACGGTTCGTACAAATCTGGTTATGTCTTACGTTCATTATCGTTCTGGACGCCTATGGACATGGCAAAACTTTATGAACTCGCAAAGGAAGCGACAAAAGACGGTAAGAATATGCAATGTTACATTGACAACATACCTTGTGTGTTGTATGACGATAAATTCGACCTTTGTGCATACGTTGCAGACAAACCTGCATTGCTTGAAATCGACACAGTGCTTGACTATAAGCAAGCAAATAAGGAGAATGACAATGAAAAAAATTCGTGAACGACTCGCCAAGTTTGACAAGACAATCTTGTTCATTCCGGCAATAATCGTAATTACATTGGGTGTGCTCATCACAATCTTTGCAACACAAGCTGAGACTGTCATTATGGCAGTTCGTACATTTATCGGCGACAAGTTTGGCTGGTACTATTTGCTGTTCGGGCTTGCTGCATTTTTGCTTTTACTCTATCTCGCATTCTCAAAGGTCGGCAAAATTCGTCTCGGTAAAGAGACAGACAAACCGATGAAGCTCGGAACGTATGGCATTCTGATTTTTACATCGACTATGGCTGCGGACATTTTGTTCTATGCAATGCATGAGTGGACGTATTACTTCAACTCAAACAACGCACTTACAGGTGCCGGTTCGACAGACCAGATGCTCAACTCATCGACTTACACGTATTTTCATTGGGGACTCATTCCTTGGGCGTTCTATCTTGTGTTGGCTGTTATATACGCATTTATGTTCTTCACTCGCAAAAAACGTGATGCACAGGGCATGGGTCAAATGTGTCTTCCGATTTTCGAAAAAACAGGTCGACCGAAACTTGCAAACGGACTCAAATCAACAACAAACGTTATAGCGGTAGTTGGACTGTTGCTTGGAACATCGACGACGTTTAGTGTAACAACACCACTTATGACTGCTATTGTTTGCAAACTTTTCGGCATTGCATCATCGCCAGTAATCTCAGTCGTAATACTTTGCATCATCGCAATCATCTACACAGCCGCAGTGTTGGTCGGGCATAAAGGCATCTCGATTGTCGCAAAGATAACAACGATTTTGTTCTCATTACTCTTGGCGTTGTTCTTCATTATGGGCAACCCGTTGTTCATTCTTGAGAATGGCATTCAGGGCATCGGAAACATGTTCATAAACTTCTTCAGCATGGCAACTTGGACAGACCCTGCTCGTGTATCGGGTGGATTTGTGCAAGACTGGACGGTATTCTACTGGGCGTACTGGATTGCTTGGTGCGTTGCGACTCCATTTTTCATTGCAAAAATCTCGAAAGGTCGCACAATCAAGCAAGTGTTATTACAAGGCGGTACAGCAGGTTTGCTCGGAACGTTTGCAAGCTTTACGATTTTCGGTGGTTTCGGAATGAGTGCTCAAGCATCGGGTTTTGACTTTGCAGGAATGATTGCTTCGGGCGCGTCACCTGCACAATGCATCATCGAGTTGATTTGTTCGAAAGGTTCGGGCTTCTGGTACATCGCACTTCCTTTGCTCCTGCTCACAATGTTCGGGCTTTACGCTTCGACATTCGATGCTTTGACAGATGTTGTGAGTTCATTCTCGTGCAAAAAGCTTGACATTGACGCATCGCCGTCAAAGCCAGTAAAGATTTACTGGGCGCTGTTATTCTTAGTGTTGCCGATTGCGCTCATATTCTTAGATGGCACAAATCATTTGCTTCAATCAATGGCGATAATCGGTGCGTTTTTGCTAACGTTCATTATGATATGCATCGTGATTTCGTTCTTTATTGAATTAAAACGACATAACGCAAAACTCAACATAGACGAGGAGGCCGAAAATGATACGACAGAAGATTGAGTTACTCAAAAAACGGATGCCCGTTGAAATGCGACTTGAGCAAGTCAAACAAGTTTGTGTGGGATTGCTCAAAGCGTTCGCAGAAGTTTGTGCAAAGTACAATCTCAAATGGTGGGTCGACGGCGGAACATTGCTCGGAACAGTTCGAGACGGTCACATGATACCGTGGGACGACGACGTTGACGTTACAATGCCTCGTGAAGACTACACAAGATTGCTCAACATCGCAGAACGAGACCCGCAAATCTTTGGCGCGGCTTACTTCTTTCAGACTGCGAGAACTGATAACTGCTTTGAAGTTCATGCAAAACTTCGTGACAAATTCACGACGGCATTGACAGAACGTGAGTATCGAGGCTCGCACAACAAAGGCATGTTTCTCGACATCTTTCCGCTTGACAATGCGCCTGAGTTGTTACAAGTTCGTGAAGATGTCGCAGGTTTCATCAAGACTGTCGCAAAGCATACGGGACAGGACGTCGAACCTCGAATTCCCGGCTATTACTGGGACATGCTCAATTCGGTTTTGAAAGACGTTCATGAACGAAACGAACACTCTGAACACATTGCAAATATGGCGTTTTGGCGATACGACCGAGAGCTCATCATCTTGAAAAAGTCGTGGTACGAAAAGACAGCTGCAATGCCGTTTGAAGGCATGATGGTGCCTGTGCCGTACATGATGGAGCAAGTGTTGAGCACTTGGTATGGCGGGTCATGGGAAACACCTCAAAAAGTCAACAACTGTCATCGAGGTTACGTCGACCCGTTCACATCATACGAAGAATACGATGGGCTTACAAAAGAAGAGTTCGAGTATCTCATAAAATAATTTGCAAAATTGTTCGAAAAGTGGCTTAAAGTAGTTTACTTTTCGAACAATTTGTGATATAATGAATATAAGATAAGTAAGGAGAACTGACTATGAAGTTCAAAAAATTTAGAGAGGACGTCAAGACTCCGGCAAAGTCGCATTTACCTGACGTAGGTTTAGATTTGTTTATGCCTGAGGCGTTTGACATTGAGCCGCTCGAAACAAAAACAATTGGGCTTGGCTTGGGCGTTGCAATTCCTGAAGGTTTTGCCGGAATGCTCGTACCTCGTTCTTCGATTGCGGCAAAAGGACTTATCATTCAGACATCGATAATCGACCCCGATTATACGGGTGAATTTCATATTATCGTGACAAACTGCTCGAACAAGACACAACACATCGAGCGTGAACAGCGTTTGTGTTCGCTTGTGATGTTCAACGCACTCAATGCACGTGTTGAGCTGGTTGAGAATTTTGAGCAAACAGAACGTGGAAACGATGGACTTGGGAGTAGTGGAGTATGAGACGAAACATTGTCATTTTCGACTTTGAGGTCTTCAAATTCGATACGCTTCTTGGAGCAATCGTTTTGAGAGACGATGATGCTGAGGTGTTTCAAACGTGGAATTTAGCAGAGATGATTAAGTTTTACGAAGCAAATAAGCAAAGCATCTGGGTCGGTCACAACAATGCGTTTTACGACAACTACATCTTGCAAGAAGTTGTTCGCGGACGTAGTTCGCCCGCCATCAAAAAGAAGTCTGATGAGCTCATTCAACATTCTCGTAAGTCGTATCTCGATATCACGTTGCATTGGTATGACTTAATGTCTCAGCACATGATTGGCTTAAAAACGGTTGAGTGTGCTGTCGGTAAGGACATCTCGACGTCCGAAGTCGACTTCAATACACCTCGACTTTTGACGGCTGAAGAGAGAGCTAAGACTGAGTCGTATAACAGAGACGACCTTGACCAAACGCTCGACGACTTCTACAACACTTTGTCGGAGTTTACGTTGAGACTTGACATCATCAACGAGTTCAAACTTCCGCTTGATGCATTGCATGCAACAGGGACGCAAGTTGCAGAGATGGTTCTTCATGCTGAAAAGATTGACGGCATCGAAGATTGGTACGTTCCTCCGACAGTCTATCCGACACTTCAGGTGAAAAATCAGCAAGTGTTGGACTTTTACTTAAACGAAGATTTTCGTAAGGGCAAGAACTTAGCGCTCGACATTTGCGGAACGCCACATAAGCTTGGTGCAGGTGGCATTCACGGAGCACTCAAAAAGTATCACACAGATTGGGCGTATTACTTCGACGTTTCTGGGTATTACAATCTCGTGATGATAAACTACGATTTGCTTCCTCGTTCGATACCTGACGAGTACAAAGAGTTCTACACGTACATGTATCACGAACAACTCAAGCTCAAAAAGACAGACCCGAATAAACGTTGGGTGTACAAGGTGATTTTGCTCTCGGTGTTCGGCGCAATGACAAATCAATGGTGCAAGTTCTACGACCCGAATAGAGGAACGCTTGTTACAATGGTCGGCCAAATGTTCTTAGTCGACTTGCTCGAAAAGCTTGACGGAAAGGCGACAATCATTCAGAGCAACACAGACGGCATCATTGCGAAAGCGCTGCCTGGTGTTGAGGAAGCCGAAATGCGAGCCATCATCGATGAGTGGCAAAACAGAACGGGCTTTGTGTTGAAGCTTGAGAAAGTTTACGACATTCATCAGCGAGACGTCAACAATTACGTGTATCGCACAGAGGACGGCAAAATCAAAACATTGGGCGAAGTCTTCAAGCATTACGACGCTTGGGAGAACCCGTTCTATGAAGACTCGTATCGTGCGAAAGAGCCGATTATCATCGAGCATGCAGTTGTTGACTACTTCATGAACAATCGTTTGCCCGAAGAGACCATCGAAATGCACAAACGTCAGCTTCGTATGTTTCAGTTCATTTGCAAGAAAAACACGTACGATTGGATTGATATCGAAAAGCTCGATTTGTGCACAAATGAGATGACGGTCGAACGTCTTGGAAGCGTGTGTCGAGCATTCGCATACAACAATCCCGACGTTCGTTGGACGATATACAAGCACAAACCCGACAGTCGAGCTCCGAAAAGTACATTGCAAAATGTTCCGGACAACGTGTTCGTTCACAATACGGAGATTTTGTCCGAGTCTGCTGTAAATGCGGCGATGCAGCACATCGACTATGACTATTACGTTCGTCGTTCGTATCAACGCATACAGGAGTTTATCGAAATGAAGCAGGTGAAGAAAATACTATGACAAAAGCAGTCGAACGCAAAATCAACAAAATTTACTGGACGCTCTTCAAAAAGTGTTTCACCAACACTACGCTCGCATCTCTTTCGAGAGGTGACAGAAAGCCTGTAAAGAAGAAAGTGTTGCAGTTGCAATCGTCGAAGCAATTCGACGATTTTGCTGCGAAATTTTCGAAGGAGCTCGCCAAGCAAGGTTTGTCGGGAACGAAAGGCGTTTGGCGCAAGTATTATGAAGCTGCTCGAGCAAGCGGTCACATCTCGCTCAAAACATCTTTCACAGAGTATGAGTACAACAACATGACCGCTGCGATAAAGCACAACTTCACGATGATAAAATCGATACCGAGCAAGTTTCTTGAAGTGCTCGAGCATAAATACACTTCGACGCTTATCGAACAAGTCGCAAAAGGCTCGATTGGTCGTCGCTCATTCAGAATGCAACTCGAAAAGCACGGTCACAAAAACGCAGCTCTTATTGCTCGAACTGAAACTGCGAAGCTGCAAACGGCAATTCTCGAAGAACGCTCAACACAGCTCGGCAGTGTTGCGTATATCTGGCTCGCATCGAACGATAGGCGAACACGTAAGTCGCATAGAGAGATGAATGGTGTCATTGTATTCTGGAAGCACGCAAAACCTGAGCTCGACGGAATGGTAGGAGGAGCGGGTGAATACCCGAACTGTCGCTGCTCACCTCAACCCATAGTAGATATTGATGATTTGACAAAATATTCGTATTCTGTTTATGATTATCGTGTTCACAAAATTATCACAATGAAAAAGAACGAGTTAATTGAAGCACTTAAACGAGGTAAGTTATGACAGAATGTTGGGCATCAAGTATAGCAAAGAACGTCGAAGTTTCAAATTTTGGTAGACTTCGTAACGCATTGACACACGAAATAATTGAACCTACGTTTACGTATCGAGGACATGCTGTTGCATATCCGTGTTATAAAAAGTGGCTTGTACACAGGCTTGTAGCAATTGCATTTATTCCAAACCTGAACAATTTACCCGAAGTCAATCATAAAGATTGCAATCAAAAGAATGCAGCGGCGGATAATCTTGAATGGTGTACGCATAAACAAAATGAAGCGTACAAATATCAAGGTCCTAATGCAGAACAAAATAAAGAAAGTCAACGTAAACGTGCGATCGGCAACAAAGGACCCATCGGTCAACATTGGACGCTTGATGCCAAAGTATGTAAAGCTCGTAGTAAACGTATGAAAGGCGTGTATAACTCAAATAATCGTGCGGGTACGCATCATAGCGAAGAAACAAAACGAAAAATGAGTGAAGCAAGAAAAAGATACTACGAGAACAAAAAGAATGTCAAAACGTAAGTTTCGTTTACATACCAATCAATCGTTGATAAAACGAGTTCACCAGATTAACTCAGAGATACTTTGCAAGTCTTTTAATAGGAATAATAATAAAAGCAGCAAAGTGTCTCAGAAGTCAAATCTAAACCTCGTTTATTCATAAGTAAATTATATCAAAAGGAGAACCCAAAATGGAAAAAGACCTCACATTCATGCTCATCGAGACCGCGGACGAAATGGAGAGAACACTCTCTCATATCGACAAGGTCACAGCAGAACAGAACGAACTCATCGAGCTCGTTAACGAGAGCGACAAAGCAAAGAAGTTTGAAGGCTTCACGCATTCGCTCAAGAACGACATCGATAACACTCTCAATCAGAAAGCTCAGCTCGAAGAGCGGCACGCAATGTTGCGTGACGTCATCAAAGAGTGTCAGTCGAATGCGCATGTCGCAAGTGTTGTGTCGACACTTTGCAGAGCATTCGGTATTTTCGGCACGAACATGCCCGAAGAACCTGCAGAAGAGGGCGGCAAAGTCATCGAATTCCCGAAGAAAGATTGAGGCACAAGTATGGACCTGATTGAAAAAGCATTGCGAAGAACGCTATATCGCAAAAGCTTTTACGAGTTTGTGAAAGCTTTCTGGCATGTTGCAGACCCGTCGAAATTTGTTGATGGATGGCTCATTCAGTACTATTGCGAAGTGTTTCAGTATATGTGCAAAGGTTGGGTCGGTTACGATGCTCCAAAAATCGTCATACCTGAAGTCGGACCGGACGTTGACATATTAGACGTTCGTCAAAACAAGCAAAACTTATGCTTGATGGTCCCTCCGAGACACACGAAATCGATGATTTTCAACGTCTTCGGTCCGACGTGGTTATGGCTTTCCGCTCCAATCAAAGCTGCATCTGTTTCACACACTGGCGGACTTGCAACACAGATGAACACTAAGCGACATCGAATTATCAATTCCGCAGAGTTTCACGAACTCTTTCCTGAGATTGAGCTCGTAACAAATGCGAAAGGACAGCTCGTTGATAATCGAGGCGCTGAGATGTATTCGATGAACAGAAACGCATTTACCGGTTACGGCGGCGACATCATCATCAACGACGACTTGACGAACGCAGAAACGGCTCGTAAAGACCAAGCCGAGATGAGTAATGCGTGGGCATACTACCAAAATACGATGCCTTCTCGTATCAACGACATCAACAAGTGCATCATCATGAACATTCAACAAAGACTCGCGCCAAACGACATTGCGGGTCACATCATGAACGAGCCTAAGCTTGCGGCTCGTTACGTGTTCATTACGCTGCCTGCAATTTTCCAGCATGAAACGATAATCGTGTTTCCTATCTCAGGTCAAATAAAACGACTCAAAAAAGGTGACTTCTTGTGGCCTGAACGTTTCGGCAATTACGAGTCGTTGAGAGCTGATGTTGGTGAAACGATTTTCGAGACTCAGTACTTGCAAAATCCAATTGCGTCCGACAAGACCGCAATTAAGCCTGACATGATTATCGAAAAGGACATGCCGGACACGCCTGGTGTTGAGAATGCCGAAATCACATTCGCATCACACGACTTCCCTGTGAAAGACAAAGATACGTCTGACTTCTTAGGGTCGTGTCTTGGGTATCGAGTTCGTGGAACGCTCTACATCACAGATTGCTTAGAGAAACGAATGGGCTTCACAAAGGGAGTCGAATACGTCGAGCAAATCGACAACGTCTTCCCTGGCACAATACAAGTGATAGAAGACAAAGCAAACGGTTCGCCGATTTTGCAACAGCTTCAAGACACTGTCGCAGGAATGCAAGCGTTTCAACCTGGAACGGCTTCTAAGTTTCAACGACTTGAGTCTGCATCGCTCTATATGGTGTCCGGAAATGTCGTCTTTGTTCGTACAGTCTTCAACAAGCTCACTCAACAATGGGAGCTCTCACCTGCTTTGCGAAATCTCAGACAACGATTGCTCAACTTCCCGTTTGTCGAACACGATGACATCGTGGACGCATTCTCGATGCTGGTGTTGTTCGTGTTTATGGACCGTCGCAATATGGTATATGGACGTTCGTTCAACGATGAAAACGTCGTCGACGCGGACTCTTACGACAGCAAATACTCGACGATATTCTTCAACAAAGAGGGCGACCTTTGGAAGGCTCACGAAATCAAAGTCAAGTATGCCGAAAAGACAAAGCTCATCGTTTCTCGAGAAATTATGTTCAAGGCATCGCTTGAAGAAGGACTCAATCAACTCAAAGCATTCGCACCTAAAAAGAGCGTGTTCATCGATTGTTCTGCAACACCTGCACTCTCTGGCATGTATCAGAAGTCTGTGACTGTCGAACGATACGAGATTGAAGACTTTGACAAGAGTGTTGCTCAACTGAACTTGGCGTTTTCGAACAAGTCAGTGTTGGTCGACAAGCATTGCGTTTCTACAAAAGTCGATATCGAGAGCTTCAAATTCGCAAAATCGAAAGATGAAAACGTTCGCTATCAAACGACAAAAGACGGTTTCGTCGCATGCATGCGTGTCGCATTAAAGTATTATGGAGGCATCACGTGACGTACACATGCGTACACATGTACGTATACACGCACCTTCGCCTGATATACTGCGTATATCAGGCGAAAATTTTTTCAAAAACTTTTCAAAAAGTACTCAAAAGTAGTTTACTTTCAGAAAAATATGTGATATAATATATACAAGATAAAGATATTAAGGAGACCACACAGATGCTTCCCACCTTCATTGAAATCGAGAATATACTCAAAACCTTGCCGGTCGGTTATTACATCGGACGTAACGTGCCTTTGAAACTCACGAATGAAAACGGTTCGTATTACGTACCGATGGATGACGAGGCTTACATCTCATACCCGATGCTCAACAACGTGATGACTAAGATTGAGAGCAAGCTCAACGACGAAAACATAGAACGTCTTACGAGAACGCTTACATACCACGAAATCTCCCATGCATTCATTACTCCGAAATCGCTCAGCATGAACAAAATTGTGAATGTGTTTGAAGATGAGAGAATTGAGTCGATGTGCCGGAACTATTACAAGGGTGTGGACTTCAAAGAGTTGCTCATGCTCGTCAATGATTGGGACGGAAAAACAGAACCTGCTCACGATACTCCGTTTTCCGTTTGGTATTCGCTCGTTAGATACCATCTCGGCAAACCGCGCTTCCTCATCAAAGTCGCTGCACTTCTTAAAAAATATCGCAAACTTCACAGGTTCTCCAATTACTGGTCGTATTACAACTACAAAGACGAAATCATGGCTCTCTACCGTGAAGTTGAAGAGGACTTCCTTAAGGACGAACTTGAAAAACAAAGAAAAGCCGAAGAGGAGGCGAAAGCTGCAGACGAAGAGGAACAGCAAAATGACAACACAGGCATGAGCATGAACGCAGGCGATGACAATGATGCTGAGGAGTCTGATGAGATGAACGAAACAGAGTTCAACGCTGTTGGTCAATCGGAAGTTTCTCCGGAAGAGCTTCGCGAAAAACAGCTTGAAGAACAACTCAACGAAATGTCAGACGAAGAACTTCAAGAGCTTTTCGAAAACATCACGAGAGCGGCGGACGAAGAGGTGAAAAAACTCTTTGAGAACTCGCAAGTCTACGTCAATCCTGGAGTTCAGGAACGTCTGGCGAACATCATTCTTGCAAACAAGAAGGTGACTAAATCGAATGCGTCTGCGATAAACACTTACTCGGGTGTGTTCGACCCTCGCTCGGTTATAAGAGACGATTACAAGTGGTTCGTTCAGCAAAATCGTCAAGGGAATGTCAAACAGTTCTCGAAAATCAAGCTCAATCTTTTCATCGACAACTCCGGTTCGTTCGACTCGAATGAGACAATCGTCAATCAACTTCTGTTCGCGCTCAAAAAACTCGAACAGCAAGAACCGAACTTCACGTTCGACTTGATTACGATGAACACGAAGTTTGAGCTCAAGAAAAAGAACGAGAGAGAGCTTCATTGTGGTGGAGGCAACGACATTCCTGCTTATGCGGAAGGCATCATCAAAAAAGTTCAGGACCGTCAATCGATGAACTACAACATCGTGCTTTTCGATGGAGACGCTTTGAGTGACCCGACCGAAGGTCGTAACGGCAAACAATTCAAACGTTTCAACATGCCCAATACTGTGATGATACTCGAAGATAGCAACCGCAAATACGCAGAAACTTACTGCAAAGGCATCAAACGTATCTACACTCGCAGGTATGCAGCAGAGCTGATTGACCAAGTCTGTGTTGCACTGAGCTTCCTGCTCAAATAATTCGTCGGCGGCCTCAAAAAGGTCGCCGAAAAAATTTTTGAAAAACTTTCAAAAAAGTACTCAAAAGTAGTTTACTTTCGAAAAAATATGTGATATAATATATACAAGATAAAGATAAACAAGGAGAACACTACTATGCAAATCAAAAACTTCAAAGTTCAAATTCAGAAAGACGGAACGGTCTGGTCGACACACAACGGGTCTTGGGAAATCATCAGCAATCCCGTGGCGATCGGTCAGTTCAAGGAACTCGTTCGTGTATTCCGGAGCAAACGCTACTCGGACATGCAGAAGGAACTTCAGTTCGACAATTCGATGCACATCATCAGACAGGTCGAGGCAACAAACTCCGACAGTGTTGAGCTTACGGAAGAGTTGCTCGAAAAGAGCAAGAACGTGATGACCAAGCTCATCGCATTCTTCTCGGAATTCCAATTCGAACCGAACTTCAGATTTGTGAATACCTTGTGCAACTACTGCATCAACACTGGAGCGGCAGCGGCAAAGGAGTACATAACGAATTACTTCAACTTGGTCGACCATCAATATGCGAGCTCAATCGTCGAGAAAATGAAGAGTGCGGAGTTTGAGGAAATCATGAACGAAACCTCACAGCTCATTTGCACGAAACACGTAAACAAACGCTTCAAAGTCTATTACGGTTCGCAAGGCACCGGCAAAACGACAAAGGCGATGGAGGAGACCGGCAATCTCTGTATGGTTTGCCACTCGGCGATGCTTCCCTCGGATTTGATGGAGGACTTCAAGTTTGAGGACGGACACCCGAACTTCAGACCTTCCGCTCTTCAAATGGCGATGGTCAACGGTCAGAAAATTGTGCTCGACGAAATCAATCTTCTTCCGTTTGAGAGTCTCAGATTTTTGCAGTCGATACTCGATGGTAAGACTGAATTTACATACAAAGGACAGACAATCGTCATTAAGGACGGTTTCCAGATTATCGGAACAATGAACCTCACAGTAAACGGTTGCACATTTGCTCTTCCCGAACCTCTGGTTGACAGAGCTTGCGAACTTCGTAAATATCAACTCACTGCGGACGCATTGGTAGGAGCTCTCATCTGAGAGCTCCAAAGGAGGTAAGCATGAAAATCTTGAATAAAGGAGGTGATGAAAAATGAGCATCTATGACAAGTTGTACCCGTTCCAAAAGAATGTAGTTGACAAATTTCGTTCTTACAAAAAGTTCGGCTTATTCCTTGACATGGGGCTCGGTTAGTAAAACGCCAACAAGCTTGGCGTTAGCCGAAATCAACAACTGCTCGAAGGTGTTGATTGTAACGATAAACGGTAAAGCGCTCGAACCTGTGACAGAACCTGGGTCGTGGCTTAACTGGGCAAGTCGTTCGACGTTCAAATTCGATTTTCTCAACAAGTTCTCTGAGCCAGACGCATTCGCATTGACAAAGTCTTTGCCGCAGCTCTTCATCATCAACTACGAAGGACTGTTCAAACACGGCAAACGCTCAACAAGGTCGTCCGGCATAGTGTTGAACGAAAACATCACAGAGTTTTTGAAAGCTTGTCGAAGAGAAAACGTTTGTGTGATAATTGATGAGTCGCACAAAGTCAAGAACCTGCAATCTCAGCAAACGAAAGCAATCAATCAAATCGTAAATACACTTGAGCGTACGGCGAACTCTGTTCATCTTTATCTTTGCACAGGCACACCGTTTACGAAAGGCTATATCGATTTGTATTCGCAGCTTAAACTTCTTGGCTATCCAGAAACAAAAGGCGACTTTGTTGAACGTTTCTGCATTCGTGATCGAGTACCGGGTTTGCTCGAATGGCAGCAGCCGATTGTTGGGTACAAGAATGTTGATGCACTTTTCAATCTCGTACATCATTACGCAATCACAATTCGAAGTGAAGACGTTATGGACTTGCCCGACAAATTTTTTGTCAACATCTCACAACCTGTTTCGCCGGCATTCGAGATGTTTACTCGAGAAAAGCGTAAAGGCAAAGACATTCTCGACTTTGCGAAATCACTCAAAATCAAGCTCAGTGAGTTCGACCAAAAACGTTACAGCACTGAGAGTCTGTGCTCGAACCCGTTTTTCAGAAACATCGACTATCCGAGCTTAGACTTTTTTGCCGAAACGTCTGGAACTGCGTGGATGCGAGCTCGTCAATTGAGCACGGGCTTTATCGGAAACGCATCGAAAGCGATTTGGTATGACCGTTCTCGACTTGATGCGCTCGAAAAGTTCTTAAGTGAAAACGAAGACAACTACTTGCTCTTCTACAACTACACGCCGGAATTGTGTGAGATATTCGAAATTTGCGAAAAGCTTGACTACAACATCGACGTTTATTGCGGCGAAATCAAAAGTTTGATGTTTTACGAACGATACGCAAAGATGTCCGATGCCGAAAAGCTCACGAATAAGAAGAACATCATCATCGCAAACTTTGCGAGCGGTTCGACCGGATTGAACTGGCAAGAGTATAACAAGTGCATCTTGTTCTCGACACCAGTTTACAAAGACTACGCACAAGGTCATAAACGTGTGCATCGTCTTGGACAGAAAGCAGACAAAGTGTTGTACTACTGTTTCTTCCAAAGAAACTGGCTTGACATGAACATGCGTAAAGCGCTCGATGGAACAATCGAATATAATGAAGACATGTTCCAAGCAGACCTTGCAAGAGTTAACGAATTGAGAGGTGAGTAATGAAAACGTACTATCATGCAACGCCGTTCAAAAATCTCATCGAGATACTTGATAAAGGCATTGAATGTCGAAACATCGAAGGCATCGTCTACATGTGCGAGACAGCTCAAGACTGCTTGAAGTTCGCGTATATGCGCGGCAACACTGACGTGCTCGTACTCAAAGTCAAGGTCAATGAGAAAGACGTCATCGAAACGTTCGACCATTCTCAGCAGTTCTTCAAATGTCGTTGTTTCGGTTCGAAAAGGCCGATTAAACAACATAACATCGTTGAATACGTGAGATACAAACTCTGACGTCCATATATTCTATTTATAAACGTCGTGAAGTGTCTCAGATTTAACTCTGTGACCTCACGTGAAAGGAGAAAGCATCATGAAACTTAAACCGAAAGCATATTCTATGGGAACCTGCGGGTACGAAATTCTGTATAAATGCGCGAAATGCGCGTACCCGTTCACTGTCGCAAATGACAGCTGGCACTTCTGTCCGTGTTGCGGTCAAGAGATTGATTGGGGCGTAATTGTACGAGCAAACGAAGAGTGGAAGCAAAAGTTTTTGAAGACGCTCGACAAGCCTGAAGAAAAGCAAAAGTTGCTTGACGAACTCGATGCGCTCAACACTCATGCTGAGGTCGATACTCGATACGAGATGCGTCAGACTGAGGCGACAAAACATGCGATTATGAAGTCGAACATCTCGTATTATCTTGGCAATGGCTGGACGAAAGAACAGCTCATCGAAAAGGGCTTCTTTAAGCCGGAGGACTTTGACGATGTGGCTCTCTGACATAACGAAACTTGACCAAAAGAACCGTACACACATTCCGTCGACATACTTGCGCTTAATCGGCATCAAAGATAACTCATACGTACAAATTATGGTCGACACAGAACGAAAACTCATCGAAATCATTCCGATTGACGATGACAATTTACAGATATTGAAGGAGGCATCAAAATGAACATCATTCCTGACGACGACAGCATGACTTTTGAACGCGAAATACATAGAGGCGAGATTTTCTACATGACATTCAAAGAGCAAATCGGGAGTGAACAACAAGGCGGCAGGCCTGTCATCGTTGTTTCGAACGAAACTTGCAACAAGTTCTCGCCGACAGTAACAGTCGTACCGTTAACGACGAAAGACAAGAAACCACTTCCCACACATGTAGAGCTCAACATTGAAGGACTTCCTGTGTATGGCACAATTTTGTGCGAGCAAGTGCAAAGCGTGTCTCATTACAGACTCGGCAGTTACGTTGGTGAAGTCGATGACCGCATCATGCGCAAAATCGAAAAAGCACTTTGCGTACAGCTCGACATCAACACAAAAGCAGCAGAAACAGTGACAGTTCAAGCGCCACCTGTTGTCAAAGAAGTCGTGAAAGAGGTTGTGAAAGTCGACAACACTGCTGTTGAAGCGCTCAAGACCGAGCTCGAACAGGTAAAGCTTGTGCTCATCAAGGCTCAAGAACGTGAACGCGTTTTCAGAGAACTTTATGAAGAAACGATACGGGGGGGGGCTAAATCATGAAAGAAACGTTACACTTCAGAGTCGAGTCGGCTCAAAACTTTGCGCTTTTGTATATGACAGTCATGTACGAAAAGCGACCGATGACTCGTGTCTCGGAGAAAATCGCTTACAGTGTTTGGCATGAACGCTTTCATCGAAAAGACGGCGAACAGCTTGTGTTGGAACTTATGACAAAGCTCTTTCCTGAAGGTGGAACACTCGATGTTCCCGAGCTTGACAAATTATTGCTGGCGTCGATTGAATTCGTTGAGAACGATGAAGAATGCAAGAAGCTCACAACGAAATACAAACGTCGCATGTACGACTCATACGTGTATTCGAAGCACAATGACGAATGCAGGTACGCGCCGTTTGCAGAACATACAAACACAGTTAAAGAGATGACCGAAGAGTTTTTCGGCAAAGACCTCGAAGAATTCGACAAGAAAGACATTCGCGAATTCATCTTGAAAAACTTCGAACTTCACGGTTCGCAATTAAGCATCGAAAGCATCGCATACGACGTTGCAAAATTTTATGGGAGGTGGGACTCATGACACCCGAAAAAGAGATACAAAACTCCATCATGTCGTACTTCAAAAAGCTCAAAGCTTCTGGAATTGACAATTACGTCGAACGACGTCAAGCAGGCGGTTTCGCATACAAAATGGGCTTGCCCGATTTATGGGTCGTCATTTTCGGCAAGCACATCGAAATCGAAGTCAAACGTCCTGGAGGACAGCCTCGTGCAACACAGGAGAAGTGGGCGAGACGTTTCACCGAAATGGGCGCAATTTACTTGTGCGCAGACTCTGTCATAGACGTCATTGACTTGATCGAAAAACTTAGCGTTGAGTACTTCAATGCAAAAGGAGGTAAAGCATGACAACCGCAAAAGAACGTGTCGAACTCGAGCTCAAAGAACTCGAAGAACGTCTCGGCAAGCTCAAGACGTTTGTGTTGAGTGAGCAGTTTTCGAAATTGTCGTCTGTGCAGCAGATGTTGCTTATGTCGCAAATCGACATCATGACGTCGTATGCGAATTGCTTACATCGTCGACTTAAGTTTTGGGAGGACTGAGCATGATTTGCTGTAAGCTTCATCCTGATGCAGGAACGCTCATTCGCTTAAAGGGTCCACACGTCGGAGCATATTGTAAGCAATGCGGCAAATGGCTCAAGTGGATTACAATCGACGAAGTCGATGAATGCGTTGACCCAACACTCGATGCTGAGCTCGATGTTGTCTTCACACCACCTGATACATTCACGACAACACTTGCTGAACACTCTGAGCCCTCTGAGGACGACGATGATGTTCCGTGGTAACGTTGTTTACTTTTGATACTCTGAGTTCACCAGATGACTTCTGAGACGCTTTGTGTGTTTGATATA